ATTTAATGCCTATCTCGAATGATTGCAAATTTTATTATGTATACGTGTCCTGATTTTTTATTTTCGGAGGAGGGCCTTGCTACATAGTAGTATTAAGGGGCCAAGTCAGCCAAAAAGGGGCCTAACTGGCTGATAGTCAATGACTTAGGCCTAATTAAAAATTTTAAGACCCTAAAAAAAATTTTTTTTATATTAAAAAAAGCGCTATATTTGTCTTAGAGAATTAAAGCCAAGGGGCTTTATTAAAAAATTTATTAAACCTTAATTAAAAAAAATTATGAGCAGACACATTAAGTTAAATCAGGTCCAGGACCCAGAATATCCGGACCGGACCATTTCAGGCCTTCATTTGGAAGGTGGCAAAATCACTATTGAATTCCTCTCCGGGGAAGGTTCCGATATGGTTCCTCTTGAGGGCCTGACCGCTGAACAGCTCAGGGCTTTGGTCCTGGCTATGGCCCAGACCTGCGAATAGGACTTTTGCCCTGGAGGGAACCCTCCAAAACCCTCCGGGGTATTTTCCAGATTGCTCCCTTGCTTGGCAGAATGGGTGCGCAAACACTTAAAGTTTTATGCGCCATACCAAAAATTTTTAATAAACCAAGGGAACTAATTAAAGGTGCATAGGCACCAATACCCTTGCGGCCCTTGATTGCGGCCCCTTGGGTGCCAAAAGTCCTGAGTAACTCAGGCAGTTATTAATAAAAAACCTTAAAATTATTAAGTATTATGGCTAAAAATCTTGCTAAGGTTGAGGACCTCCAGGAGGTTGTCACCACCACTACCAACGTTGAACTTTCTAAGGCTGAAGTTGCCTCTGAAATCAGGAAACAGGCTGAGGAACTTATTGGGCATCGTGCCCGCATCGTGCCCGCAGGCACCATTGATTGGGTTGAGGGCTGGGTAAAAACCACCCAGGCAGACCTCAGGCCTAAGACCCCATGCGTGCTGGTTGTTGTTGAGGGGGATGATGGTAAAATCTACCGCCGCACCTATGGCTCCAAACTTCTTGAGGTAGACTTGACCTCAGAGAAGAGAGAGGCCAAGTCAAGGGTACACGTACCTGAAACCCTCGAGGAGCTTGAGGAAGCCCTTAAGAAAGCCCAGGCCCAGCTTGAGAGTGCCACCAATAAGGTGAACCTCTTGACCAGAGCCCTCGAGGAAGCCAAGAAGAACCAGTAAAAGAGAGGGGGGACTGGTTCCCCCTTCTTTTTGTCCTCCATAAAGAATAGAATTGTGCGGGAGCGATACCCGATGGAGGACCCATTAAGTAATCTTATTAAAACAATGAAAGAGAAAGTATTTAATGCAATCCTTAGTATTGCGGTAGTAGGTCTTGGAGCTCTTATACTCCTTGCAGAAACAAGCCTCCTGATACACCATGGAGTAACACCTGAGATGGCCCTTATAGGCAGTCTCTACACAGGGTCCCTTGGCTGGATAATCCTTGCCGCGGTCCTCACAACTACTGACTGGTTCTATGACCACGTAACTAGCAAAATCATCAAGAAGTAACCTTAAAATTATAAGCAAACATTATGGAGAAGATTTTCAAACTTATCGCAGTTGTCGTCCTTAAGGTTGACAATGTGCTCTACAAAACTTTTGGACTTGTAAGTCCTTTTAGGAGACACAGCTGGGCCCTCAGTGGCAAGAGGCTCCAAAGAGACTTGGACCGCGAGCACGCCACGCGGGACTATCTTAATTACCTCTATGGCACAAGTTACACCACTAAGCAAGCCCTTGCATTGCAAAAGGACTAAGTGCTCCGAGAACCCTAAGCCCTTATTCACAAATAAGTGCTTAGGGTTTGATACAACTTATCTATATATTTATTATATTTGTATATAAGTTGAACGGGGGATAATCCCTATATCCTTGGGCCCTTGAGTGCGGCCCTTGGGTACCAAATAAAACCTTAAAATCATTAAAGTATTATGACAAACAATTCCCTTTTTGCGGCGCTTTATCGTGGGTACTATGAAGCCGCTAATGACAATTCAAGGGTTGCACTTTTGGAGTACTTTGTCCCGGTCATCAGCCGTTGGAATATCCAATGGGGCGATGGTACTCTGGACCCTTTCTCAAATCAGATAATCAAGTTTGTACATTCGAACGAGAAGCACTTCCTGAAGTACTTTGGAAAAGGCACAAAGCTTGTGTACGGAACTTATTCGAGGAACAATGGTGTCTACTTCAGTATTGCGGCTCTGGCCAACTTCAATTTTGACCTTCTCCCGAGCCCTGACTTTATTGTGGAGCGGTCCAATGGCCGCCAATACTACTTATATAGGCTGGAAGACTATGACACCCTAGAACCTTAATACCAAAATTATATAAAGTTGCACAAGGACTGATACAACATATAAATATAATTGCTATATTTGTAGTAGTTAAATAGAAGCACAATGAACCAATACGACAAACAATACTTCAAGGATGCGGTTCTTGGAACTGAGTCCAGACACACGGAGCACTGCGACGTGGAATATAACAAGGACCTTGATGCGTATATGCTCTTCAAGAACGGCAAACTTGTCGGAGAGGCTAAGGTCCTGAACAACGAAGTATATATTACAAACCTTAAATAGTCACTAAGATGGAAAAGAAAACTGAAAAGCGCACCTTTAGCGCTATCGCTGCGGAGGTCATGAACCTCTGGAAAACAAAGTACTGAAAATATCTTCCTTGGTCCTTGAAGGGCGCTCTCCCTTATCTGGAAGCAATGCTTGAGTGCGACACCACCGACAAGGACGCGCGATATTACGCAGAGACCGTAGAAAGCGTGGTCATCTGCTTCCGGGCCAACATTAACAACTGGAGAGGCGCCGACGCCAAGCGCATCAAGGCGGAACTCAAAGAGATGCTCAAGTAAAAAGTAATCTTAAAAACATTAAGTAATATGGAAAAAGCAAAAGAAATCGAGCTCTTACAGAGCCTCAAGGGTGACACTTATTTCGCTCGGCTTTTTGGCGACCAACAAATCGACGCCATGTGTGAGAACATTAAAAATGACTTCCCAATTGAACTTGGCTTGAATCTTTTTGAGGGTTCTTCTGTTGCTAAAGAGAATGCGGAACTGAGGAAACAACTTACTCGCCATGTAAACTGGGAAGAGTCTGTAGCAGAAGGCCTCCTCCTTAAAGCGAATGAACATATGGATGACTCGCTTGAGGGCCTCGCTGCGCGTCTTATTGGCTATGAGAAATGTCTGGCTATCAAGCTCCACCTCGCGTTACCCCTTTCTGGAGAAGACCGTGACACTCTAGTTAAACTTTTAACAAAATAAGTATTATGAAAAAGATTAGCGCAAAAAGTAAGCTCGGCCAACACTTTGTTGAGGCTTACATAAGAAGTACACGGCATACCCTTAAAGACGCCTATGTCAAACCAAGTAGCGCAAAACAGGCTGTCTTCAAACGTTGCCAGCGGCAATGCGAAGCGGAGAAGGGCGATGGCCTTAAGGTCATTAGCTTTAATTGTAACCAATTCACAGTTGCCTTTGAAGTGACTACAGCTTCTGGAGCTACCGAGCTCCGCGTAATAACCAAGCGTAATGACTATGTAATCCCTTTTGGAGACAAGATATGAAAGCAAATGAACTAATGCTTGGCGACTGGGTGAAAGATAAATATAAACCCAAGCCTTATATGGTGGATAGTTGGAAGGACTTTAATAGTGCTGAAGATTTATCCCCTATCCCGCTCACTTATGAAATCCTTAAAAAGAATGGATGGAAAGACACTGAATTTTGGTGCGAATATCAAGATGATAATATTTATATTCAGGCTTCTCTACCATATATGCGAGGAAGAATTAACGGGATTGAGATTGAGCGCTTCCAATGCGAGTATATACACCAATACCAGCATTTACTTCGCTTGTGTGGACTTGAAAAAGAAATAAGTATATGAAAGCAGTTCTTACCAAGCAATCAGGCATGAAGTCCAATACTTTCATTTTGGTAAAGATAATGAGGGAGCAAAAGCCCCTGAGAGCAAAATGAAAAATAACTTTATAAAAATAGCATAAAAGTCAAAAAAAGTTATTATATTTGTAGAAAGAAAAATTAAATTTTTTAACCTTAATTTTTAATCCTTAAAGTATTATGAAACGTAATTTCAAAAAAATGTCCGACGAAGAGTTGGTTGCTCTTCAGGAAACCGCAGATGAACAGACACTTGCTGCTATCGAAGCTGAACTTGAATCCCGTGCTACTGCAGCGGCCGAACAGGTCTCTGTAGAAGAGCAGACCGCAGACCCTTCTGAGGACGCTGAGGCCGAGACCGCCGATGGTGCTGAGCAGGACAAAGCCGCAGAGCTTGAGGAGCTTCTTGCTGAGTGCCAGAAGAATGTTGGTCACCGCTGCAAACTGGTCCCTGTTGGTACCATCGAGTGGGAAGAAGGTACGGTTGTCGGCTGTGTGAAAATCAAGCGTTCCAACACGGTTGCTTACGCAGTCAAGCTTGACAACGGTAAGCGTGTAGTGAAGAACTACAAGGCTCCTCTGTTCGAGATTCTCGATGAGGTTGTCGAGCGCGCCAAGGTTACTCGTCATGCTGGTTCACGCACCAAGGCTGAACTTTGGTCTGAGGAGCGTATGACTGAAGAAGTTAACAAGTATATCCACAATGTTGGTCGTGCCATTGTCCTCAAGGGTGCTACTGAGGAAGAGAACGTCACTGGCCAGATTACAGGTATCGTACCTGTTAAGCGTTCCAACTCAGTTCTCTATCGTGTAGCGGTTCCTGCTCCTACTGAGGAGGACCCTGAGGCTGTTGCCATCGTTCACAAGTCTGTTGCGAACATTGCTGCTTATGACATCATGGCTGCCACTGAGGAATCTGAGGCTTTCAACGCCAACTATATGGCCCGTCGCGAGAACATGGCCAACCGTACACCTCTGACTGGCGCCGAGCTTGTTCTTGACCTCGAGCTTAAGCTTGAGAAAGCTAAGGAGGCCGTTAAGAAAGCTGAAGAGCGTGTCGCTACTCTGGAGAAAGCTATAGCTGAGAAGAAAGCTCAGCTTGAGGCTACCGCTGCAGAGCCTACCGCAGAAACTACTTCTGAAGAAGAGAACATGCTTTAATCAGTATGCAAACGTCTAAACATAGGACAAGCCCTCGAGTACCCGCTCGGGGGCTTTTTGTTTAATTATAAATCCTTAGAATTATGCCATACAAAAGACCCTTATGGTACGTTGTAGACGACGGAGGCGTGTATAACGTGTTCTCCTCGGACGACTTCGATGAAGACGGACAGTATACGGTAAATCCGGAATACTCTCTCGACGACTTTGATATTATCGCCAAATACACGACGGCGGACGCCGCTTGGAATGAAGCTGAGCGCCTGAATCAATTAAGTGAAAAAGACAGGTATTAGGCATGAAAGCAAAATCAAGGATAGGTTTTTTATTTGGTCCAGAATTGGCCAAAAATTTTTGGATAGTAAATTATATTCTGGATATTTTCTGGCTTGCCAGAAGAGCTGAAATATATCTAATTTTTCAAATTTAGAACTTATTCATCAGTCCATTTTCCTCATTTCGAAATTTACCCTTAAGATATAATATGTTTGAGACTTTTCAGTTATCTAATGACGCTTTCTATTACCTCAAAAATGGAGAGGAACCGCTCGTTGATGAGGCGCTGGATGAAGCACTTGTAGTTGAGGCCCTATATCCAGACGGGTTTACAATACTTGACTTCAAACCACTTGGTAATACGGGCTACATTGAAGCGCGAATAGGCCCTAAGATAGTAATGCCGGCCAAAGCTTTGCAGCCTGCCATTAAGCCTATAACTCAAAGGTGCCAAGAGCTTGGTTATAATGCTGAGACCGTAGAGCGTAACCGCAAAGAGTATGCTGACTCAGATGAAGTGCAAATGCTTTCAAATGTATGCCGCTTAGAAATTGTTTGGCTTAATGCTGGGCGCACACAACTAAGGGTTTACTGGAACCGGCTTGACTTGGGCCAAAGAACAGTATTCGGTGAGTTTCCTGTTTGGTCAACGCCTAAAGGCCTTAAGTATTTTCAGGGAACAAATCCTAATGGCACATTTTACAGATTTTATTTGAAGCATTTTAATAAAGTAGTTAAATCATGACACTTGCAGAACTTATTGAACAATGCGTACGAGTCGAAGGACAAGTGACCGCCGCGCACATTCCTATGGTCAATGCAGATGGAAGTCCCTTCGAAGTGGAAAATCTTAGCATTGTTACCCGAGAAGATGGTACATTATATGTGGCAGTCCAAGGTCCTGAGAGCCTTCAGCCCGGAACCTACGCAATTCCTGAAGATTGTACTTTCAAGTACGCTAATCGTCAGATTATTGTGGTTCCTAAAAAAGTCAAAGATACAAGCGTTTTACGGTGCGGTACTTGTAAGCACATCAAGACCGGAAACAAATGCTGTAAGGGCCAATACTGGGAAACACAGTATTGCGAACTTAAACCAAAAACTATTGGCGGTAAAGCCGAGTATTTTTATCATGTAAGTCCGAGCGCCAAAGCTTGTGATAAATACGAGGAAGCTTAGCTCCGTCAATATATAAAGTAAAACCTCCTGACAAGATTGCCAGGAGGTTTTACTTTATATAGTTCAAACCGGTTGGGCTAAAATAAAGACTTTTGGCGAGGCTTAAAGCTCAGCAATAGGATTGTCCATTTATTGGCCAAAAGCTCTTCTAAAGTCTTATAAATAGTCTTTATTTGTGAATTTCAGGCCTATTTTTCGACTCTAAAAACATAACCTTTACCATATACCGTTACTATCTTAACTTTAGGGTCCGCAGCAATGTATTTGCGTATTGCAGTCATATAGAAGTCCAGGCTACGTTTTGCAAACACATCAATCTGGTGCCACACAGCACTTAGTATTACTTGCGTCATAAGTAATTGATTTGGGCTGCTAAAGAGGTACGTCATAATGGAGAACTCCTTGTCCGTCAGTTCTATAGTCTTGTGCCCGTCAAAGAACGTGTGGTCCTCAGTATTCAAGACCATATCGTGAATTACGTACTCTTTCTTGAATTGTAAAAAGCGAAGAGGCGCATGTTTTGTCCAGGTACGTAGGCGCCACACAAATTCTTCTGTATTATACGGTTTACGTACAAAGTCTGAAACACCGGCTTCATAAGCAGCAACGGCAGCAAGCGGGTCGTCGTTCTCAACACAAAGAATAATTGGAACGTTAGGATAATACTTTTGCATTGTGTGCACAAGCGTAAGGTCATTAGGCCTGTCGTACTTATGATAATAATCAAGTACTGCAACGTCAATATTATCTTTGGCAATTTCGGATAGCGCGTTTTCCTCGTCTACAGCCCAAGCATTAAAGCATTGTTCCTGTAAGTATTTTACAAGAGTGTCCGCGCCATCATTTTGGAACACCAAGACACTATACTGCCCAAGGTGCTCAAGTATTGATTGTCTACTCATTTTTAGCTAAATTATAAAGTAATTCAAACCAACGAGGGTTGTACATAAGGAGGTCAAAATAAGTCTTCACGTTGTTTTTGATAATTCTTGTAGCAACTCCAAGCGCTTTAGCTTCTTGAGCGTTCTGGTATTTATAATACATATTAACCGCGTTATCTACAAGATATATCATTTCAGGCCGATACTTGAGAAGTATATTTTGCTCTGTTCCTTGTCTAAAATAATAGGGCACATTTGGCGTAGCCCAAAAAAGTATTCTATGCCCATTCATATCTTTGCCTCGTCCAGAACCGGCAGTGCGGCCAATATAAACAGTGTCATAAACAAATCCTGGGCATCTTTTAACAACCCAAGGATAGGTGTTATATAAGCGACGGATTGGAATAGGTATCAAAGAATTGAGCAATCGCTTGAGGCGCTTATTAGCTGAAGCCTGTGCGCGTTCTGCAATTGTAACTTGCTTTTCGGCTACAATACGAGTAAGCGCCTGTAAGTCATAATTTGGAATTTTGTCAGAGAGCTTAATAAGATTCTGGCTAACGGCAAGACGCTGAATCTTGATTTTATAACGGGTATGCGCATCCTTGTCCTTTACTTTTCCGTATTCCTTTAATTTGGCAGTTACGTCAGAAGTGTCTGATGTGTCTTCCTCGGTAACGTCTACAAAATCAAGTGCCTCTTCTTTTACAATACTTTGTTCAATCTTTGCAACGTCTGTAGATAAAGTCTCGTCCTCCTGTTCGAGTTCAGCGAGCAGGAGGGCTAAGTCTTCAGTAGATAGCTTATTGAGGTCTGTCATTTGAGAATGAGTTTGAAGGCACGCCAAGCGCGACCAGGATTAAACATAAGGACATAGCAAATGCAAGTTAAGAAGCGAAGGACTATAGAGACAATGTATACCATGTAATAAATAGGTATATATAGGGTCTCAAGTATTTTGACAATGACTTTACCAGTCTTCCTAACCCACTTAGTGTCGCGCACCCAAATTATCAGTCTTTGCCAGAGCCACGCAAAAAAGTAGCCAATCATTGTGAAGATACCGAGTATCATCAATCCAATTGTCCGGATAACGTTCCAGGCTTTTCTAAAAAACGGTTTCATAACAATTACTTTTTAGTAGGTTCGGTAGTCTTGATAATTTTTGACTTGTTCTGCTCGTCGAGCTTAATCCAAGTATTAGCGTAACCAACCAGGTCTTTGCAAAAAAGGCCAATATGGGCTTTAATCGCTTTATGGTCCTTAAGTGAGCCGCAAATCATCGCGCCCACAAATTGGAGCATCACAATCTCGGCGTCTGAGAAGAGCTTGGTCTTAGGTAAACCCTCAAGTATAATCTTCTCCATTTTTGAACCCATCTCATTGATGGATTTGACGGCCATTTCACTCCCCGGGTACTTGTCAAGAGGAATGTTGTTTTTTGGTTGTTGTTTGTTCATTTTGAAAAGTGTTTACGAATATATTCTTCTGCTTTTGGCTTTGTCTTAAAGGTCTTATCCACAGTCTGCTAGCTGAGCCATAAAGAAGTGGCTCCTTTATACTCAATAGCAAAAACGCCTTTTTCTAGTTTTACTATTCTTGTTAACATATTAATCTTCTTTTTTCTTTAAGAAATCAAAATTTATAAGGCTCCAAATGTATTTCATAAACCAATTGGGCAAATACTTATAACTTTTATAGTCAATACGAAATACTAACCAAACAAAGGTCCAGGTTGCGTAATTGTAAACTATATTAACTGATAACGAAGGCAATAAATAAAAACCACCCCAATGGCTCATAAAGATAAAACTAAAATGCTTCAAGTGTTTATTACTACCGTTGCTTTCCATATTAGTCATAGATATGCGGAGTTTCGTCCAAAATTTCTGTTTCCAATACAAGGCCTCCATTGAGGACATGTTCAACAGCTTCTTTGTGTTTGAGTAACCACTGCAGTGGAGGTCGAACCCAGTTAATGACTTTATAACTCTCGGCAATATTGAATATTCTTGCGTCATGCTCGGAAATGGTATTAGCGTGCTGAGCCCAGCCGTCACAATAAGGACATTGCATTATAAATGGAGTCACGCCCTTGTCCTTGTATCTTGTCAATGTCTTTTTATGGCATACGCTGCAAATGTAAACGTCTATTCCTTTACCGCGGCCGTCATAAATTTTTAGCCCTTCAATACCGCCTACCAACTTCTTGTATTGGCGACAAATTTTTTGTTGTGTCATACCCCTTTCTCCTTTTTCATTATCTCTTCTTCCCACTTAATTAGTTTTAAGTCATATCAATCTCCAGAACTTTCCCAAGTATCATAACGATTACATCTACAGCCTCCAATAGAATATTCCCAACTTGTATTTAATAAAGTTTCTTCTTCTTTATTAAGCTTAAACGTCGGAACATTTTTTACACACCACTCTACATATTGCGTATCTATCATTATAATTTCGCCGACATATCTATCTTTATATTTACCGAAATCAAATTTATGATAATGACAAAAATGATTTACTAAACGTAAAGCATTGTTACATAGTTCTCGCCAATAATATAATTTCAGATTCCTGGCTCTCAATTCCAAGTTATTGCGGAGCGCGTCCTCATATTCCAAAGCTTTTTGTTTGTCAGAAAATTCCTTCCCTGCAACATGGTATATTTCTGTAATCTGCATAATTTCAAATTATTGCTTAATGGTCACTTACAATTTCAAGAGCAAGGTCTTCAAGTTCGCTTTCAAGAGCTACACGTTTAACCTTGTTGCCGTCCATTTGGGCCCCATTGACGTTTATGGTCCGGTTGTGATACTCCGGCAAACACCCAACCTTGTTCACGAAGGTATTCTTCAATATCTGGTCTCATAGCTTTTAAGATTAAAAGGTCAGTCTCACTTAGTTGTCTTGTTGCAGTTTATTTGAGCATGAGTAACTTTGTAGCTATAGCTGCTTACAACTCGGAGACCGGCCTAAGTTTTTACTTATTGGTTGAACCGAAGCCACCTGCACCGCGGTCAGTTTCTTCAGGGAAGAGTTCTTCTCTCGAGTCAACAACCTCAACATTGTCGTAGAATACAGGTACGAGAATGAATTGTGCAATCTTCATACCAGGCTGAAGCGTGATACAGTTGTTACCTACGTTAATGACGTGGATATGGATTTCACCCTGATAATCCTCATCAACAATCTTGGCTCCAATAATAAGCGGACTGAGAAAAGGTTTACGTTTTCTTGGTCCAAGCTTGGTTCGTATATACCCTTCTTCAGACACTACAACACCGGACTTATCTGCACCCATAAGCATATAGCCTTCAGGAATCTTAGCTACAATACCGGACGGGATAAGAACGTCGGTATGCGGGAAGAGCATCTTGGTTTCAAAATCTTCAGGAATATAGAAGTCTATTCCTGCACTTTTGTTAGTACCCCTATCAGGAGTTTTAACGTTTCTTACTTTTGCAATTTTCATATTACGTGACAACTTTTATGAATATCAAATTTTATACCTGCGGCATCTCTTAGTTCTCGTTTCAGTCTATAGCTCGCACGACCCTTAAAACAATATGCAGTTTGTAGAAAGCCTAATACTAAGTCTTTAGCTCTTTGTCCGCCGCGAGTAGCTTCTGGGTCAGTCGTATCAAACTCCTGAAGTGCTTCCAAATAGATACCGGCCCTAACGGTCTGTCTATTTACGCCATTCCAAGTCAAGTCTATTTCGTCTGCTATTTCCTGAAATGTGCGTCCCATCACTTGCCGAGAGTTATAAAGTCTTCTGCATAAGGCAGACTACGAATCATATCAAGAACTGCACCCCAGTCCTCTTTCAGCTTATCGTGAATACGCTGATGATAGAGGTTTCGGAGGCTCATGTAATTAGTGCTGCACCTCATAAAAAGCTGCAGACCAAGAGGACAGTTACTGAGGAGAACCATATAGTTCTCATAGCTCGGATTAGCATTGTATGCATCAAGATACTCTTGCATGCTGGCCTTAGTCTTCTCGGTCACATACTTATTGTACCAACGAGCTTCCATAATTCTTGATAGCCTGTGGTCCTTACTACTGGAAGACACAATGTCAATAAAATGATAGCGCTGAAGCTGCGGAGTGAAATACTGTGGGTACACAATATCGAAAGACACACGTATACCAATCAAAAAGTTTGGATGACCAGAATTACTACTAAGACTTGCCAGATTCTTGGCTCGCTCTAATGACTTTCTAAAGTCTTCTGCAGAATAGTCAGAAGGTTCAACACGCGTAGCATTGCGGCAAGCACATACACTTTCCTGAAGGTCGTAAACCTTTATGTTGCTAATTTCTACCATAATTAAAAGAGTTTAGGGTCTTCATTTTTCTCGTCGATGTAGTTGTTGAGCGCTCCGATATAGGCGAGAGCGTCAAGAAGATTGTCTTCCTTGTGAGCATTTGCTTCACGAGCGAATTTCATTGCAATCATCGCGCGGTACATACCTTCAGGTGTAATAGTCTCGCCATCAGGAGACATAGCGTTGAAGATATTAGCTGCACGTTCCATGCACTTAGAGAAAGGGCCATACTGGCGTTCACGTTCTTCAGAACGGTGGTTGACGATTTCGTCAGCTCTGTGTAAAATGTTCATAACTATTGAAAATTTTGTTTATATTTATCAAGCTTTGCTTTAAGGCTCTCCAGGAGCCCAGATTGTGTTCTATCTTTAGTTTTAAGAGCTTTTATAACTTCTTCATCTTCTGTTCCTTTAACAACTAAATGGTTTATAATAACGCCCTTCTGTTGTCCTTGTCTATAAAGTCTGGCGTTAAATTGCTGGTATAATTCGAGGCTCCAGGTAAGGCCAAACCAGACTATTATATTTCCTCCGGCTTGGAGGTTTAAGCCATGACCAGCAGAAGCAGGATGCGCAATAAGAATTTGTATTTTACCCTCATTCCACTCAGCTATGTCACGAGCAGTTTTAAGCTCTCTTACTTCGTAGTTCTTGAAATACTCTTTGATGCGGTCGCGGTCAGATTGAAAGGTCCAAGCTACAAGAACAGGCTGTCCATTTGCATCATCGATTATTTCTTTAAGTGCTTCGAGTTTTATGTCATGAATTTCATGCGCTTGTCTTGCTTCTGCCTCGTTATCATATATTGCGCCATTGGCAAATTGGAGAAGTTTATTAGACAAGCCCATTGCGTTAGCCGTTGTAATTGTGAGCGGCTTTCCGTCGGCGTCTACAGCATTTGTGAGCTCAAGCACTTTTTCTTTTTCAAACTCGTCATACTGGGCCTTAAGTGCAGAAGACATTTGTAACTCTACAAAGTTATCAATCTTGTCGGGCATTGTCAGATAATCCTTAGCAGACATACTTATACAAATATCTGAAACTTTGCGACGTATTTCTTCTTCTGCGCCAGGTAACAATCCATACTTGTAAACTATAAATCCATCAGACACAAGTGGCTTAAAGTAGTTTTGACGAAAAGCTGTTATAGTCTTGCCTAAACGCGTACCGCGGTCCATAAGATAGATTTGTGGCCACAGGTCAATAAAACCATTTGGAGCTGGTGTACCGGTCAATCCAACAAATCTCATAAGACCTGGACGAATAGCGCGAAGAGCCTTAAATCTCTGTGCTTTATATGACTTGAAGCTACTTAACTCATCTGCTACAATCATGTCATAAGGTAGCTTCTGTCCGCCGAAATACAAGCACAACCAAGCAATGTTATCGCGTGATACAATATAAACATCAGCCGGTTTGTTTATAGCGGCTACTCTCTGCTTCGGCGTACCGATAATTTTAGAGAAGCGCAAATGCTTTAAGTGGTCCCACTTTTTAGCCTCTTCCTGCCATACAGTTTCTGCCACACGCTTAGGCGCAATTACAAGAACTCTTTTAACTTCGCAGTAATCAAACATTAAGTCATTGATAGCGGTCAGAGTTATAACAGTCTTGCCGAGGCCCATATCAAGAAATAGACCGCAATACGGAACATTTATAATATGGTTCACGCAAATTTGCTGATAGTTATGTAAATCAGATTTGTTCATCTAAAAACTGTGTTAACTTTTCCTGTGTATCAATAACAAATACTCTAAATCCTAAAGCTCTTAATTCCTCGTGTCTTACTAGCTGTAGTTTTCTTGGCTTAATACCTTCGGACTTGAGCTCTACAAAAATTGCACGTCCTTCTGGTAATAATATCAACCGGTCTGGCATGCCCGCATACATATTACCTTGTAACTTCAGGCATATACCACTACGCTGACGTATCTTCTCAACCAGAGAACGCTCGAGAGTTTTCTCGCTATCCTTCTTTTCTCTTATAATACTTCTGGACGCCATAATTTACAAAAGTCTTAGTTGAGCCTGTATTCTCCCAATGGTCAATAGTTCTCATTATTTCATTAAGGTCTCGGGTATTATATCTTGTCATATCAGCACGGTCTTTACCTAAGCACTCACACCAAATCTCTGCAACACACACATAATCTTTGCGTACTGTACCATTTGCTGAGAGAGGGTCTTCAAGCCATTGTTTACGCTCAAATATATCTTTAGAGTCCCAGTCTTCTGGATAAAGCCGGTCAAGATAATTAATTATAATACCCCGTCTGTTATCTACTTCTTCATGTTTATTCTGAGCATCAACTGCAAGTTTAGCGGCTTCATCCTGGAGATACAAAGGCTCATGGTTCTTATAGATTTGATAAGCCTCGGCCCAAATCTGGTCAACCTCTTCGTCCGTCAGGTCTTCAATAACAGACTTTGTAACGCGCGCTATATCTACATCTACCGGTAAAAAGCGCCTATTGCCGGAAGAGTCATGTAAAAAGTCTTGTGAGTTGGTTGTACCAAAAAATACACACTGGCGCTTATAAGTTTCAACCACGCGGCCATAAGCCGGACGGAATGAATCTTCACGCTTTGATATGTAATGCTTGATGGACTCGACTTCTGCTTTCTTCAAGCCTGAGAGCTCTGCCATTTCAACAATCCATGCACCTTGAATCTGCTCGAAAGCCTCTTTACCTTGAACCGTTGTAAATGTATCTGAGAACCAGTCTCTACCAAGCTTTTTAACAAATGTACTTTTATAAGAACCTTGCGGACCTACAATTACCAAAGCTGTGTCAAACTTAATACCAGGCTGGAACACACGAGCAACTGCGGCCGTAAGTGTTTTTCTTATAATCGCTCTTGTGTACGTAGTATCTTCAGCGCCAAAGTAGTCAATAAGAAGCGTATCAACACGTGGAGAGCCGTCCCAAGATAAGCCCATAAGGTATTCCTGAATTGGGTGATACTGATTTTTCTCAAAGTCAAGAGCGAAGGCATCATCAATCTTTGCGAAAGACCCGATATTATACAAGCACTCAATGTAATTATGTAGACCTGCATAATCTACGTCTTTTAGTGGCTCTTCACCTTTGACAATTCTCCAAGGAAGGCTCTTTACAACATAGCGCTTGTTATTAAAAGTGTTTAGCTTGAAAGCGCCTTTTAATTTTGGGTCATTGGAAAGAATTATATTGATATTGTTTGCTGTAGTTTCATACTCGCCTTTTGTATTAACCGTAAGGCTCTTAAGCCATTCAGTGTCTTCAGGCGCTGGGTCTTCATAAGGCTCAGCAAAGTCAAATTTTGCGGCCTGGATATTCTCTGTCGCAATTCGTTTGCGGATTTCTGGGTCTTTAGTTGCGAAGACTTCCATAGCCTTAAAACTGGCCGTATCTTCTGGCTTTTTATCCAGATTACCAAATTTGTGAATACGAACCAAGTCAAACGCATTACAGAGCCTATTGCCCGCAGGGTCTGTACTATGGTGTGAATATGCAAACAAATCTTTGTATACAACCAAACCTGAAGCAGTTGAACCTTGTGTATACGTGTATCGGTCCTTACCAGATTTAACATACACGTCAGAAAGGAAAGTTTCAATCGCAGCGCTCATTGTATAGGCTCGGCAGAAAGTTCCTACAATACTTGATTTCTCAGTAGGGTTCTCCTGTTTGTTAATAGTCTTAGTTATATACTCGGCCTCGTCTTCGGGTGATGGCCACTCCATAACATTATGCCAATCACTATATGTAGCAAGAACCCTATCAGCAGATAGGAATGCACCGTCCTGAAAGTGGAAATCATACTCCATGTCCTTCGGAATAGAAGGCCAGAACATTAGGCGATTTATGTCAAAGGTTGTCGAGTCATAACAGTTAATACCGGTGTTACCCGCAATTTTTCTCGCTATAGCTTGATACTCTTCGCAAGAGACCTGTCGGTCCAAAGGAATGATGAGACGGTGTCTAACATGATTTGGACCTGAGGAGTGCGTGGCATGAAGAACTGCTGCACAATCATAAAGCATAGTGAAGTCCCACCAGAAATTATCGTGGGAAAAGTCAACATCAAGCGTTATTATTTGCCGGTAAGAAACACTGGCTTTATCGCGCTTGCCACCAACAAGAAAACCGCCAACATAACCGCCAAGGTCTTTGACTTTTGCTCGGTCAGCCTTTGGCATAGCATTGTATTCCTTGTAGGTTTCAACAGTTACCACTGGTTTGGCTAAGCGAGCAACAAGCTCTGACCACATAATTTTTGTATTACGCCAGGTTTTACTTGTTGCACTTGTGCCAATCGCTATGTCTAACTGCTCGTCTATAGTTACTTTAAGCTCAATCATTATTTTAATCCTTTAAGTAAAAAGGTGTTACATATCCGTCGGCTTTAAGGGGCATATCTAAGGCCCACTTAGGCTGTTTATCCATAATGCTCACAATCTTATTATAGTGGTCTTCCGCATTTTCTTTTGGTATTTCAATGAGGACTTCATCGTGAATATGACAAATAGGAAGATAGCCGGCCGCCGCAAGATTGAGCATAGAATTGCCCAACATATCTCTAGCTGTAGCCTGTACAATATTCTCGGTCAGCTTTCCGCCGTAAGTATCAATATCGCCCCAAACGCCTTTATCAGTAGTACCTTCATAGAAGATATTAGAACTCTGATATGTTGAACTTCCTACACGTACGTTTTTGAAATGAGGATGCCGGTAATAAAGCTTTCTGCCAGAAGGGAGTTTGATAGTCAAGTTCTCGCCATCACACTCAAAAACTAATTTACGAACAGTAGCTGTAACAGGCTTATGATACTTGATAGCGGTAACTGCCGCGGTCTCAAGCTCAGACCACATCTTTACGATTGCAGGATTTGCATTACGCCATTTCCTAACCAGGTCAAGCTCGACTTGCTGAGATAGCCCCATATCGTGACCACCCATTCTTTCAAGCGCATTAACACCTCCACCATAGCCAAGGGCCAGCTCAGAGATTTTGGACTTCTGCCTCAACTCGGAACCTTTGGTAATTGCTGAGATTGGAACACCGAACATCTTAGAACCTGTAGCCTCGTAGATTTTGCCATCACCGTTAAACACGTCCATTCTCCACTGTTCATTAGCATACCAGGAAATAACACGTGCCTCAATGGCAGAGAAGTCAGCAACACCTATGAGCATACCATCAGGAGCAATGATAGCTGTACGGATAAGCTGTGACAGAATGTCTGATACGTCGTCGTACATCATACCAACAACATTAACGTCGCCAGTTTTTACAGCTTCTCTTGCTATCTCAATATGGCTAATATGATTCTTAGCAAGGTTCTGCAACTGCAGAAGACGACCAGCCCAACGACCTGTCCGGTTTGCGCCATAGAACTGAAATGTGCCTCTGATACGTCTATCGTCCATAGCACAATTAAGCATCATCTGGTACTTCTTAATAGAGGACTTTGCAAGTTTCTTGCGTAAGTCCAGCATCTGGATAACCTCAGGAAATTTGGCGTAATCCTCATATAGCTGAGGCAGGTATCGCTTCTCAAAGGACTCAGGCCTTAGGCCTGTAGTGGCCTCAATCCAGTCTGCAAGTTGCGCCACAGAATTAGGATTCTCCAGGCCAGTCAGGTCTTGTGCTTCTTTGAGAACCTGTGCAGAGTACTTCTCATTTATATCAAGGGCCTTCTCGGCCAAGTCAAGGTCGAGTAGAATGCCTTTGTCGTTAATCTGCTGGTCTAAGATATAAAGTGCTAATTCAGATTCTGGCCACTCTACATGCATTTCTTCAGTGAGCTTATAGAATATCTCACGCTCAGACCGCACATCATAGTCATTATATTCCTTATAGCTTTCCCACTTTTCTGGGTCATCTTCCGGATAGTTTCTGGTCTTGTTAGGGTCAGCTTTAGTAGGCTTACAAGGACACGAGAAGAACCTAATCAGCAGAAGTCCCGTAGCAAGTTTACGCTCTTTTATTTTAAGAATATCGCAAACGTCTTTCAAGGCGAGAGGTAAGCCGGCATACGCAGACAAAATAAGAGTATCACGCCATTGCTCAATAGAGGTCTTCATACCAATACGAGCAAAGCATCGGCGCTCAAAAGCAGAGTTATGCGCTACCTTAATAACATTAGGGTCATTAAGAGCATTAACCAGGCGTTCAGGCCATTCTTCGCCATTTACCAGGTCAACAACAGCAACCGGTTCGTGGTTAAAAGCATAGCCACAAATAAGAACCTCGAACTCTGGGTCTTCAACATATTTGTAAAGACCTACAGTTTTCAAATCTCTCGAGGAGTACGTTTCTAAATCTATAAATAAGTAGTCCATAGTGCGCTCAACTAGATTCGAACTAGCATTGTCAGCAAGCGGTCAAGCAAGACTGAGGACTTACCATTAGTCTATGAGCGCTATCCTTAAAATCATTAAGTTGATATTGTATTTCACAACACAATATTTGTAGCTCGGGCTGGTAACGAACCAGCTAATGAGATTTCGAGCATTACCTCGTCCGACGACTTTCTATTACGTCCTATCCGAGCTAAGAGTACTACAGCATGTCGCTGTCTTTGTACTCGTTGTCGCCACCGAAGTCCTGCTCTGCGGAAGCACCAGCAAGCGGCTCGCCTTCAGCTAACTTCTGGAGGTTCTGCAGACCGGCAGCAATACCTTTGTTACCGTTAGCATTGAATGCGTAGAAGTTAATAGAGGCGCGGCCGTAACAACCAGAGTAAAAGTCCTCAGGAGTGATGATTTCATTCAGCTGGGCGTCAACCACACCTGGACGACGGTTGCTGCTTGCATTGAGGAAGAAGGAGTCAGCATAAGCCTCATCGTCTGGACGGTCAGTGTCACCGTCACGGAGCGGAATCTTTATGTTAGCAGGAATCTTGCCTGTCTTGTCAGCAAGCTTTGCTTTTCCGGCAACCTTCGCGGCCTCGATAGCCTTGTTGATGTGGTCAAGTGTAGCCTTGTCGTTCTTCGGAATGATAATAGAAACACTGTACTTTGGCTCAGACTTCTCGTCCATAGCCTTTGGCTGGAATACAGCCACGTAACTGAAGCGTACTTTTCCAGTTACAACTTTTGTTGTTTGTTCCATAATGGTACTGAATTATTTAGTTAACCTAATACAGAGTATAGTCTGGTCTGCCTTGTCAGCGACTACTTTCAAAGTCCTGATGAGATTCTGAGTCATAGAAGTCATCTTGTTAGAAAGCTCGCCGGTGTCTGGGTTTACATACTTATAGCTTTCGTCCAGAACATCTATAACAGTCATCTTGCTGTTACTGTAGTCAGGAGATACGAGAATGTCGCCAATAGCAACTTTGGATTCAGTGTTGTAGGCATATTTCTTTTTACAAGTGCCTTCAAACATTACAACGATTGTGTTCATAGCTTTAATTATTGAAAGTCTTTCTGTGCTTGTGTGATACCGATAGCAGGACGTTTATCGTCCTCAGGAACAAGAGTAGGAGTACCAGCGGGCTTTACTACAATGTCAGCAAACAGCGTTGAGAATTCTTTCTTACCCACTGCGCGTTCAATAGTAGTCAAGCTGTTAAGCTTGGTAGTGTAAAGTACGTCGTTAGGAATTTCAGGACAACGTTCGCGAATTGTCTTCTCTGCGAGGTCAGGGTCAATCCACTTGCGGACAGACCGTCCCTCAACCAGTTTAAGACCTGGCCACTGTTTACCCTCGTTAACGGCTTGATTTTGTGCATACTCTGTAACAGAGTTAACCCAGCTCGTAAAACTTGGAGCACGACGAACAATGTCCGCAATATCCTCATCAGATAGCATTCTAGGGTCTTCTGCAAAATCGGCTTTAGCGATTTTGACTTGTTCCTCATATAGAGCACGACAACGAGTCTTAACCGTACAGAACTTACACCAGTCGCCAGGCTGAAGCTCGCCCTCGCCATTCCAGGCCATTCTTGCTTTAGGTTTGAGCTCCTCAAGTGCCCACTTATTCAATTCTTCAACTGAGATTTGGAACGAAGAAATGTTGTCAATTCTTGGCTGAACAATCGTAAGTAGGACCTCTTTTATATCATAAATACCGAAGAAGATTTGAAGAGCGCCGAGCCCGTAAAGCATAAGCTGAGAGTTCCAATCTGCATAAACCGGTACACCCATACCATATTTGAAGTCAATAACTTCAAGAACGTCGTCACTGATAACACAACAGTCTGCAGTACCAAAGCCCTCAGGAATAAATTCCGTAAGGTTAAGTTTCTGCTCAATGAACATACTGGCCTGCTTCTCATGCGCGAGTGCTTCCATATATTCATTGGTACAGTACTCAACATATTGGTCTACATAATTTAGCATGTCCTCTGTAAAGAGCTCATTGCTCATCAGGCGTTCGAGCTCATCATTAAACTGCCTATCAGTACACTTGTGAAGAATATCGTGCTCCAAATAGAGAGCGCAAAAAGCGTGAGCCAGCGTACCTTCCTTAGCATAAGCGGAATCGATTTTTATACCGAATTTCTCCTCGAGCCTTGGGGCTGGAGTGCAATGTAGCCAGCGGCTTGAGAGTGAAGCTGACAAAAGAGCATGCGACGTAGGAGCCGGAGCCTTTTTAGGTGATGTGCTTAATGTTTTCATTACTTAAATGACCTACCATAAGTTAATTCATTCTGCTGATATGTAAGTGAACTGGAATAGCGCTTAACTAAAGCCGAGTCAGTAGGAACTGGTCCAATTGCAGTAGGAGCTATCAAACCAGCATCTGCCTTTTTTCGGTAAGCAAGCGCAGACAAAGCCTCTCTTGCATTACGCCATAATTCCCGGTTTTCGCTGCCAAAGCGATTGGCCGCTTCTCTAAGTCTTCTTGTCTGTGATTTACCCATTACTCAAGACCATTAAGAAAATCGTACATTTCCTGATACTTGGCCACGTCAAGTTTTGTAATTGACGGAGTACCAAGCTCTGTGAGCTTCTGCTTTATTTCCACACGGTGCGCATTCATCTTAGTCATTGCCAGTTCACGAAGACCGTCAATTGTAACAGAAGACTGTGTAGACACAGTAGGAGCGGGTGCCACAGCTGGCTTAGGCTGTTCTGCGGGCTTTGCAGGTGCTGCCGCAGGTGCCGCAGCAGGTTTAGGCTGTTCCGCAGGCTTTGCAGGTGCCACAGTGGTAGATTTTGCAGGCGCTGCAACAGCTGGCTTAGGCTTAGGCTGTTCAGCCGGTTTCTGTTGTTCAGCTGGTTTAGACTGCTCTCCCGCAGACTTAGCCAGACCTCCGAATAACGAGCTCAGGAAAGCCTGAGTGCCGTCATCGAGTTTTACATTTACGTTAATTTGAATAGGTTCCATCTATAATATTGTTAATGATGTTTACTAAGTCCTGAACGAGCAAGTCGCCATCTGCAACAACGTCATTGAACAATTCTTTGTCGTCGGCTGTAACGGTTAGCACGTGAGTGGCATAAATATACTTAGCCACGTAGATACCCCGCTTAATACAGAAGCTGTCCTGCTTTTCTGTAGCATCATGCCACAGGTCACAACCCGCTTCATATATAGCGGAAACGGACACGCCTACATACTGTGCGAGGGCTTCAAGCTGGTCTACTGAAACGTGGCCTTTTCCTTTAAGAATTCGGCGGAGCGCGAGGTCAGCATACTTGCTTGTAGGAAACATGACACTTGCTACGTCAGCCTGGTTCAGCTTGTAGTTTTTAAGCACGTTGTTCAAATAAAATAGTGATTGTTGTTCTTGCATTGTTCTGCCTCATTTATTTTCATATACGAATATAGCTGAAATTTTTCATATAAAAAAATAAAATTAAAAAATTTTTTCGTTTTGCATTTAAGGGCTTTTTCAGCTAATTATTAAGGCGTAAAAAGCATACGTAGCTGAAAACAGGCAGGCCAAGCTTCCTAAACAATACGTTCGAGCTCTAAACAATCCTAAACAATACTTTGTTTAACCCTAACTAATTGAAAATCAATCAGTTAGACCATCCTAAACAATAAAACAATAATTTCTATATATAGTATATATGAATTTTATAAAATCCGTAAAATCTATATAACAAATCTAAATTACAGTAATGGTCCAATGTTTTTATATATTTTATTGTTTTATTGTTTAGACTGTCCTAATTTATTGAAAATCAATCAGTTATGATAAACAAAGTATTGTTTAGGATTGTTTGAACGGCCAAATTATTGTTTAGAAACCGCATAACATGGGAATCAGTTTGAGACCGAACAGCTTGCGCAATTATTGCACAATCTTCGTATAGCTAACATTTTTTATAGTGGTGTTCGGATTATGACTCACAACATCAACCTTTCTACTTTCAAGTTTTTTGCAGTACCATAGGAAACCAAGGAACCTTTTACGGGTAACGCTCTCAACAATTTCCAAATCTTCTCGGTTAGCTATGTTGATTTGCATTGTGTCTTTTATCATATCGATAGTTCCGGACAGGTCTGTCCAGGCACTCGTATAGTTGAAAGTAGCAACTCCAGGTATCGTATCATGAACTGCAACAAGAATTGTATCACGAGTTTCTAGCTTAGTATTAACAAGCGCTTCCAGGTCTTTGTTACGAATTTTGAGGCTTTCAATAAGTTTCATGTCCTCTTCTCGATAGGTCTTGAACTCTTTGGCTGTTAGCTCCAAACTTCTGATTTGCGCAACATTTAGGCTGTCCTGGATTTGATAATGACGGACCTTTAATATAAGGTCATTATTTGACTCCAGAAGAACCTCCATATTTTCCTTAATACGGCCCAGATTCTTTTTATGGACTGAAATACGGTCGCATAATAAGCCGATAATCACGAATAGGACCAGGATTACAAGATAGGGTGTCAACTTTTTCATAACTGATAAAAAATTACCTCCAGGCAAGATACCAGGAGGCAGTTAAAAATGATTAAACTACTTAGACTGAAGAGCCGTAACGATTGCCTTCAGTACCGGAATAAGCTCGCTAGCTCTAAGCTGGTTGCCCTGTTCAAGCATCTTGTTAAGAGCAGCAGTCATTTCTTCATTTGTCATGGCTTAACGATTTTGATAGTTAATAAATAAGGGAACTATTATTCTTTTATTGCGCTCATTCACTTCCTAAATTTTCTGCCCATTTTTCAGTCCAGAAATGTGAATACTCTTTGTTTTTTGCCCATAACTTGTCATGCCAACATGCGTGCCACAATGACGGAATACCAATCACTACAAGATATAACCACCCAAGCATTCGTGATTGTCGGACATGTCCGTATTCGTGCCGCACATCGCTTTCGTCCCATTTTCCGCCAATAATGATATATTCGCCTAAAGTGACGCCGCCTGGAAAAGCACGAAAATGAACAAATCTAACTTCACGCATCTTGCCTTTAATCTTTAGGCAATAGACATACCTTTGCCCTCCGTTATCTCTTATATTTGCCGAGAAGATGAACCCCAAAAGGTTCTGCGGCAATTGCCATATCCACAATAGGACATAAAGCAACACATGATACCATTTCTTTTTTTCTTGCGATAGCTTTGCAAAGTCATCGCTGTAATCATAATTATACATAACTCTTAAAGTTTTTCGCCTTTATACGATTTGTTATACAGAATCTGCCGCCGTTGTTTACCCTCCAACTTGTGCGAAAAATGCACAAACGTTGGGTAAATTATCATCTGGTCAAACGGCAAATGATTGGCCGCTGCCATTCTGGCCAATTCAATAGGTTTAGGAAAAGCGACATCCGCCGCTTCTCCCTTTACGTGTTGTGATGTCGGAACACCGCCAACAGCGGCATTCAGTTCGCTACATCTATACCCGGAATTTATCCGAAGCGGTACGCCCGCAATGTCGCGCAATGGCTGTAGAACATTATCCACAAGCGACTTTATAGCATCGCGGACAGCAAAGGAACGAACAACATTGCAAATGCCCTTTTCTTCCGCTATTTTGCTGTCCTCAAATTCCGAAAATGAAAAATCTTTACTGATTGTGCCCATATCATTTGGTTTTGTTAATTTCGTCATATACTGCCTTTATAGTAGGTACCTCATAGGCAGTAAGCGGGAAATCGGGCTCTTCATTGCTAACAAACGTCACTACATTTATAGCCTTCAAAAGTACGCTCATATGCATATTTTTTCCATACCTTCTCAGTGTTTGTATATTTGACGTCACTTCTGAGCCACTGCTTTCGTCGTACATCACTCGATACCATTCGTCAGTTTTCCATGGAAGAAGATAAATACAACCATATCCGGCTTCATTTGGGGCTATTATAGCACAAGGATTTTTATCCAAAATTGCGGCTTTTTCTGCCGGAATCTCAAAGTCAATACCGCTTGGAAATATGACATCTTCAATATTGGAGATGTCAGGCATTTCAATTTCTACTACTGGCACTCCGCCGCCCCCCAGTTGATTCCGGAATTAAATCTATAATTTTATTTAGTGCAGGAATAAGCTCACTAGCTCTAAGCTGGTTGCCCTGTTCAAGCATAGCCGTCAGGGCCATGCTAATTTCATTCTTTGTCATAATACTATTTGTTTTTATTTTACTTTACCATGTTTCGGCTGTTCCTTAATCATCTCGATAATCTTTTGAGCTTTTTCGCTGTCCACGCACGCGATTATCTCCTGAACAGCATCTACCACTCTGCCAGCCGCGCTCTGCTTCTTACGCGAGTTTTCAATGACGGAGCGCCCTTCAATGAGAAGTACGCCAAGCGTCGCTAAAATCGCGCAGTACGGCAGGTTATACCACGTAAACACAGCGCCCAAGATGTCAATGAGAATGAAGAAGTACACTATCCGCAGATAGTCGATAATCTTCCTTATAGTCTTACGAAGTCCGTGGCTCATAATCTTTTCCTTGTTCGCCTTTGCTGCGTCTATGCCTGTCCACATGTCAATCAACGCAGCCGCGCAGACGAGCACGCAGAGCATGAAGGTTATCATTATTCCCTGACTTAGGCCGTCGGGGAGATTTAGCATTGTGATTATTTCGTCCATACTTTTTACTCCTATTGTGCTGAGTTGCCCTCTGTGATTGCACCGTCAGCGGATAATTTGATATTGATGTTGTCAGCAGGGTTGTTGGTGTTCTTGACGAGCAAGCCATACCAATCGTCGTTTATCTTGTAGAGAGTGCCAGCCCAAACCCCTTGTAGGTACAGTGCATAACCGTTGCATTTGGTACCCTCCTAAGATAGTCATCGAGCTTCGACTTGTTGGAGGAGGATGTCTCCGTGAAATTCACGCAGGTCGCAATACCAATAAATTGGTACCCAATACCCAATGAATTTATTATTGCTAACAAACTTTGTTGAAGCAATGCGCCCGTAATTTCATTGTTATCATTTGTCTTGATAACATGTTGAATTGCGGCTTTTAAGGTTTCATAATTTGCCATAATTCTCTCGGTTTTTAACTATTTAAGTAGTCATCATTATAATCATTGTTGAAATCGCCTATAGACCGAATATAGCCGAGGCCAATTTTCTTTGCGACGGTCGCAGTCGTAAACTCAGCGTCTACTGAAGCAATATCTCCGTAGTCTTCCCATTCTGGTGAAAGCATGAACGAATCAACAGAATATCTTTGTCCCTTGTAGGTTATTACTGCATAGTCCGACAGCCTTATGAAGCGCATGACGTCTAGAAGATACTCCGAAGCCAAGAATGAAAAATGAAACGTTTTCTTTGATATTTGCTTGATAGGGAAAGTATAGCCGTCCCTTTCTTCGCTTTCTTCCTCGAACTCGTATTCTGGCTTAGCAATATCTGTCTGTAAATACAAGATATTTCTAAATTGTGTATTGTTTGCGTATTTGTAAACAATCGTTCCGGCGTCCATCACGAAATCTTCTACGTCCCACCACTCGATTTTCAAATATGGTTCAATGTCGTTTACGACCGTGAACATTTCGGAATACCACGTTTGGGTTCCGTCGGAAATCGTGGCGTAATATTGGCCATTTGCAAATTGCGTGAACACGGGCGTTTGACCGCCGAACACGATTACATCATACCCAAGCGACGCAAACGGTTTAATGGCAATTCCGGCGTCCAGGATTGCTTGTGTAAAGTCGCCTACCAACTCGCCGCATCGTGTATAAATCTTGAAACTTTTTATCGTTGTTGGTACGTTATTCGCCTTATACACTTCCCCGTCATACTGCTCAAACTCGCTATTTGAGGTAAGCACCTTTATTTTTGTAGTACCTTTTGGCAATGTCCAAAAGCCAGAATACGTACCCATACTAACAGATCGAGAAAACAGGACTTTATCCGAACTATCATAAGCAACATAGCATACCGAGTCTCCGACCTCCTCGCCTCCGTGAACATACGTTGGAATATTAGATAAATACACCGCGTCTATCCCCGATACGTCATATACATTGACAAAACCTGAACTCACGTCCTGATACCAAGAACCATCGCTTGTCAGATAGCCCGTATCGCCGTCTGTCGATTCAAGGAGGTCACCTTTTGCAAGTTCTGTTCTTGGCGGGCGCATCACTTGAAAAGGAAGCATATAGCCAGACGGAACAAACAGCGGATATACTTTGTCATACATCCACCATTTACGGGCATTCTGTCGCTCGATTGAATCGTAGAATGGTAACACAGATAAATTATTATTTGGTATCATACTTTAACGTTGTGTTTGCGTTCCTTGATGACAAATTTATGGACATTTTCTGGATTGTCCCATTGCCAAGTCCCGTTTTAATTAAATTGAACATATCTGGTTCTTTTAAGACTGGGAATTTGATGGTTTGTGTTTTCAACTTTTTAATACCCTGCACCACTTGTCTAACGCCATTTATTTCTACATTCTGCGCAGGCATATCAAACATATAGTACTGCTGCAAGAACATAAATGAGACCCACGCATTTTGCAATATATGGTCCATTCCATCAAAGTTAAAATTAGCATACGGTAATTTGTACGTAATGCCATATATTGCATTCAACGTTCCAGTGAAATTCGTTGCAGAATTATACATTATAATAAACATTTGCGTAACCTTGAACGTAAATGAATATGTTGTATTTGCCCGTACAATCGTACCAATTTCTTCCAGTTCTGCAATAGCATCTGATTGCGCAATTTTTATATTTCCTGCCGTGCTTTGAATATTTATCGTTATCGTTTGCCCAAGGAATTGACGCAAGTCAATTTCATTAAATATAATTCCAGACGTCGGCGTACCGCTTTTCGTAATTGGTTCTTCCAAATAATTTTCAGCTGCTCCGGCAAGCAATACAAAGCCATCTTTGGAAATTTCGCTAGGATTCAACAAAATATAATCAACGTCAGACGTGAATTGTGACACATCAATTTGTTTTATGTTGTCCGGAGTAACGTACTTGGAAACAATATCAATCGGGTATCCGTCAAAAGGCTCAGTAACGTCGTCCATCCATCCAAATTGGTAGCGAGCCGCCATTTCCGATTTATCAAATTCGTATTGATTACGGGCGTACGCCCATGGTTTCCCGTTTCGAGTTACAATCTGTTTCGTCAAATTTATTCCAACAAGAGGCTCTCCCCTATATCTACCACCGCGCATAAAATATGATATATGTTCGATGCGGAACCGGTTTTGTTTATCAATGAACCAATAACAACGGAAACAATCACGCAACATATCAGTAATGCGCTTTAATGTTATTGGGGCCTTTTGCGCCGGTTGGTCATAACCAGAGGAAATGACATTTGATTTAGGCGCAATGAACAACCGTTGTTTAATACTTGTAATTGGGTTGGTATCGTCATACAGGAATTGGGAATAATCTGTTGTTTTATCGTGTGTGATTCCGGGCGCAATCTTTGCCAACAAAACTGATATAACCGACCAAAGTGGGAACACATCTTTTAATGTGTATTCCTTGCGCCAATGTTGTTCCGTTATCCAATCGAATACGTCAAAGACGAACCAATATGATATATGGGACCATGCTGCTCGAGCAATTGGATATGCGTTGCTAAAACCAGCGGCTGCGGGTATTCCGGCATCGTAGTATAGCCCTGGCTGATATATACCCCATTTGGTCGGCGTTGTTGTAAGATAATCTGAAATCCAAATTGTGTCCGGGAAATAGTAACCGATAACATGCGAATAATTGCGGTTATTTTCTACAATATCATCAGTTGGAATTGGACTTGCGTCCAGTCCTGATGCATGTTCAACGTCTGTTATATACCGCGCGAATACCGATGTGTCGTGAATGTATAATTTAACAGTTCCTGACGCGCCTGCACCCGAATTCGGAATCAATTCAATTTCAATCGGGTATGTCGTGGGTGTTTGATTGCCGAAAATTACTCGCCACATTACTGTACCGTCTGAAATACGAACGATTTGGAACTTTTCGAACGTGGCGTTAGTTGCACGGTAGTAACTATGCAAAAACTTATATCCTTCTTTTACGTATTCTGTTGTACCGATTCCTGAATACGGCTCACCAAAGTATACTTCTGGAATAGTCGGAGTTCCCTGTTGTGTTACCTCAACAATTCGGGTTGTTTTATTCTTGTAAAAGTAGTATTTGTTTTCCAATACGCTTTCGTTGGTCACCTCGTCGCATTCTTGTTCCCACCACATGCCAGAAAGGAAACAACCGATAACCGTTTGGCCAGGAATATAAACCTGAATCATCGGCCGTTTGTCCAACTTGACAGGTTGGATTACCGGAGCCAAATTGATAAGGTCATATTCCTTGTCCATTCCAGCTAAAATCGCATTATAGCAGTCATTGACGTTCGGCGTTACTATCACTGTTTGGTCGTCATCATTAAATTGGCAATCAGTTTTCCAAAATTGCCCGGACCAATAAACAGCCCACGTTTGGCCGCCATTATATGAAATAGATATTACGACGTTAAATTGTGTGTCGAACGCCTTATCGCGAATAAATAGGTAATCGTCTTTTTGAAATGTTAATTTACCAGACAATTTGCCCCGGTAAAATTCTTGGTTCTGTTCTAACGCATACTCAATCGCCAAATCGTCTTTATAAATAGGGAACGCTTGGCGAGTATCATTTCCGGCAGAAAGTTGAAATTTATAAATCGGGTTCATTGTGGTTTGCTTTTAACGTTTTGCCGATTGATTCAAATAATGCTTTAAGGTCTTCCTCCTCTCCTGCAACCGACACTCTGGCCTGTTTATTTGCCGCAACAGCTAGTCCCTGCAACTGACAATTAAAATTGTTAGCGGTTCTTTGAATTTGCCCAGCCTTCTCTGTTGGCAATAATGCAGTCTTAACTATCATATATTACAGGCTTTATACTATACGCGTAAATATAACAAATTAAAGCGGGTTTCCTGTACAATTTAGCAAATCTAACGAGACAATAAAATCCCGGAGCAAATTGGCCGTCCGGGATTTTATTTGTTCACTATTTCCTTATTATTCTTGTCAAATTGCCTTTTTTAACAATTGTGCGGTCAGGTTCAGAATAGTATCTGTAGCCGAGCTCCTCCTTAATACGGGACACGTCCTGTTCAAGTCTGGATATATCCGTAGACTGGCTAAAGCCGGCTAACTGCAGTTCAACAGGCGCAGCGAAGGACTGCATATAAGACTGTTCGAACGTACCCTTATTAAGGCTCTCGATAATACCAGGAAGTATATCACGATATTGGCGCGTACGCTTCTTATTAATAATTGCGAGAGCCTCGCCACCTTCAGCACGCATTCTCTTATGGCGCTTGTTTTCAACACCGAGGTCAATATCGTTACCAGAAGCATGAGAACCACCTTCAAGGAACTCAAGACCGCCTTCGCCGTACTGTTCAGACTGAGACGCAACCTGAGCGGCTTTAATTTTAGCGGCAACGAACGAGCCCCACATAGTAGCAATAGCTGCAAGAGCCAGCGCAGGACCAATAATAGGAACACCGCCAACCGCAGACCAAAGCTGGGCAGTTGCTGTAATAAGAGATGAAGTTTGCGTGACAGTATCAATAGCAAGTTGGGCCTTCTGGGCTTTTTCCTTTTCCTTGATAGCTTCTTCACGTTTTTTCCTGGCAAGCGCAAGTTCCTTCTGAGCCGTAACAACACTATTGGCATAGCCGTTATTGCGGGCCTCAAGTTCAGCGTCCAGAACACTCTTAGCAGCTTCAACTTGTTTATCCGCAGCGTCTACAGCGGCTTGCGCTGCCTCATTCCAGGAGTCAATCAAAGATGAGATATTATCTTTGATAGCGTCAAATACCTCGTTAAAAGCGCCAATCGCGTTATCGTCAAAACCAAGATGCTTAAGTATTGTTCCGCCAATGCCATACTCTCCAATATCGGCGAGAATTTCATCAAATTTTCTAGGCAACTTATCTAGTTGCCTGTTAATGTTGGCAATCATCTGTTTTGCCTCGTCAATCTGGACCTTAGACCAATTAAGCATGCCGGCTTCTGCGAGTTTTACTTTTTCTTCCCACAGAGCTTTTTCCTGTTCCAGCTCAAAGCGCTTAATTTGAGTTGTTGTATGTTCTACACTATTGAATCTTGCTTTTTGTAGGCCTTGTTTCTGCTCGAAACCTTCAAGAATATGACTACCCTTGGTCCTGGCGGCTTTAGTATTAAAAGCCGCATTGATAGAAGACTCGCTAACTTGTTCACTGGTAGGTTTTAAGCGATTCTCAGCAAGAGCAATCTTACGCTCGGCCTTAAGTTTCTTAAGCTTAATACTGAGCTCTTCATCAGAATTAGACTGAACAGCTTCCAACTCATTGTCAAGGCCCGCTACAATGATACGGTACATTTCCTGCATATGCTTTGTAACCAGGTCTTCTTCCTTCTTGGCGTAAGTCTGGCTAATGAGCTGAAGGCCAATATCATTACCATCGTCGTCTCGTATACGGTCATCTTGATTACGCTTTTGGTAAGCCTCGATTTCAGCTTTCTTCTGGGCCGCAAGAATCTTCTTTTGCAAGTCAAGCTGTTCATCCGCAGTAGCGTTGCCCAGATTGAGTATGTACTGATACCGCTCTTCTGCCAGCTTATTCATCTGTATATTATGCTCGCGCTCGAGCTTCTCCAGCTCCTGATTTTTCGCTACTTCAAGATTGACAAGAATCTGGCCTATAGCCTTGTTAGAGGTTTCAATCTTGTCCCGCTGTTCAGGCGTTAGAGCAGTCTTAGCGTAAGCGCCACGTTTGTTGAGAATGTCATCGTTCTTGCTATACATTTTCTGCAACTCCGCAAGCTCGTTCTGGTAGTTAGCCTCAATTTGTGCTTTACGCTGCTCAAAGCCGTCTTCAATCGCTTTAGCGGCCGCATCATTAGCTTTTTTAATGAGCGTAGTAGACATATTGCGGATATACTCATCAAGGGAGCGCGCACCACGGCCATAACCTGATTTACCAACGTCTTTTTGGTCTTTAGGTTTAATACCTGCGGCGTTGAGCTTATCAATAATATCTTGGGTATAGCCAAGACCCATTCTGGTATACTGTACGCCATTTTGTATGTACTGCTGTTCACGCTCACGAGAAGCTGCAATTTCCTTAGCCTGCTTGGCCCGTTTCTTATCATTTGCAAGCGCTTCTTCTTGTAATTTGTTGAGTTGTTCTTGGGTAGTCTTTTGCATTACTTGCCTACCTTGGCTATCATGGGTCCAAACATAGTCACCAACCTGTCCATTTTGTAAATACAGGGCGCTAATACGACCTCTCGCGCTATTCTCATGCGCCTGATACTCGGCTTCGAGAACGCCACGACTTGCGCCCTCCTGCATTGCTTTCTTATACTCTTCAGCTGCAAGCTGCTCTGCAGCGGCTGCAATAGCACGAAGACGCATAGACTCAATAACAGCACCTGTATTCTTAATAAATACATTCTCGGCATCAGCCACATTGTTAATGGCAATACCAAGCTTTGAGAATTCAGACTGGTTATTTTTAATCCATTTGGTTTTCTCGGCTTCAGTACGTAAGTTTTTCCACTGTAGTTGCAAGCGGTACAAAGTAGACAAGCCTTCACCAAACTCATCGCTCGTCTCTTTAATTTGCTTTTTAAGCTTCTTGAGCGCTTTGGTTGTACTGATAATAACATTGTTACCGGTTATAAGCTTTTTGGCCCACTTCAAAATATCCTCACCAAAGAAGGTAAGAAGTGTGACCACTAGCATCATAATAGCGTTAAAGGATAGTAGAGATTTACCAATCTGCTTAACCACACTTACTGTTTCAGTGCCGGCAGCTTTAAGCTGTTTGTTAGCCGTAATAACCTTCCTAATCTGGTCAACAACCATAGGAACGTTGTTAGAGATAGCAAGGAAGAATGTATTCATCGACACTGCAGCGGCTGGCGCTTCACGTAAGAGCTGCGATATAGAATAAGATAAGCCGTCAAAGTTCTTACCGAGTCTCTGCATACCACCGCGGCCGGCGCTAATGCCCACCTCCATAGTAGTCATTAGCGCCGCAATTTGTTGCTGATACGCAGTTAATTCATCGCGCTGTGCTTTTTGAGAGAGAGATAGCTTTCTGAGTTCAAGAGCATTGGCCTCGTAAATGGCATTCAGCTGGTCATAGGACAGCTTTGTGAAGTCTACCTGATTTCTAGCCTCAACCTCAATAGGAATATTTGCACGCATAAGCGCCGCACGCGCTTGGTTCAGCCGGTTCTGCTCAGCAATATCCTGGTTTGTAGCTGCTAATTGTGCAGCTTCACCTGATTGCGCAAGACGTAAACGCTCTTCTGCTTTTTCAAGGTCGGTCTCAAGCTGAATACGCGCTTTTATCTTAAAATTTGCTATATCCGCCTGTGCGTTAGTCTCTGCAATACGCTCAGCCTCAGTACTCTGGGCAAGCGCAAGCCGACGAGACGCATTGGCAAGAGCATCTGCACTTAATGAGCTACCATTCATAGTTGCATTAAGCGCTTCATACTGGGCCGTAAGATTCATAATGTCCTTCTGCATCTGCACTCCTTGCGCAGAATTACGCGCAGACTCATCAAGTTTACGGTATGAAGCAACAAGCTGGTCAAGTCTTGCTTTAAGGCCATCGATAGACGTGGCCTTGGTATTCATAGCTGCGGCATCAAGCTGGTGGGCTTTTCTCTTACGAGCTGCTGCGTCTGCATAACGGGCAGTCATAACCGCTAAACTGTCGTCTTGCTTAAGCATATTTGTTTGTGCTCGTACATAGTCATTAACCGCACTAATAGAAGCTTTAAGTTCACGCTGAGCATATGCGCGCTCTTGAGTAAGCTGACGAATTTTTGCAAGTTGCTCATCATTAGTATGTACATTCATACGGTCAGCCTCACTGAGCGCATTATAGAGAGCTGTCTCACGCTTAATCGATTCATTAAGAGCATCGATAGCTCCTTTTGCCGCTTTATCCAGTTTGTACCGGGAAAGTGTTTCTTGGTTAGCCTCTTTAATCTGCTCTTTAACTACAGCAGTGGCTTTGCCAAAATCAGACTGCGCGTATGCAAGGTCACGATAAGACTTTTCAAGCTTTTCGATAAAAGTAGCCATTTCGGCAAGAGCGTTCTCGCCGTCGGTAGTTACACCCGTAACCTTTTTAATAGCTGCCGTCATTTTCTCAGCAGTAACTGGCACACTCTGGGCCACTTTAGACATGTGTACGTTAACCTGCTCGAGAAGCTCTATAAGTTTCTCGATAGAGTCGTCAGGTACTATAAAATCACTGTACCTAATAAAGCTGTCGTCTGCTGCCATATTTCGTATTGCGTTTAATTTGTTTCTTTATGTCTTCAAGTGCGCTATAAAACTGCAACACTGTTAAAGTCTTCGGTGCAAGGCCTGTTTGCTGCGCTATAATCAAGCATGTACTTTCAAATTGCTTGTTATACTCAACCTCTATTGACTTAGGACCATCAAAATTACCAGGCCGATACTTTGCGAACATTTTAGCGTCCAACTCTTGTATTTCATCGTCATGGTCTACACCATTTGCCAGAAAATCAAGCTGTAAAAGTATACGCTGTTTCAATTGGGCATAATATTCTTTCTCTTGAGCGGTTATTGCTTGTCCTGGGAAGTATGCTTCAAGTTCGTCTGTAATTTTTTTTTAAGCCAATCGAGTGTCTTGGTTAACAAACTGTGTGGCATTTCCTGAATTTTGGTCAGTAACTCGCTGTAATCATCATCAGAAACAGCCTCAATCTTCTTACCATCAATACTGTAGACTAATGCGGCAAAAGCTAAGTACTTTGGAGATATGTTAGCGTTAATCATAAATAGATTTTGGCGCATATTCTGCAGTTCTTGCGCTGCTTTTTCGCGTTCATTATTTCCAATAAACTTTGCCAGCTTTACAATATGAGCATCGAGGTCGTCAATAGAGGACCCGATACCGGCATCAATCAATAAAAATTTGTTGTAACGCTGATAAGCGCCAATCGGAAGTTCATCTACGCTGTCATACAGCTTAATTACGTGTTTTCCTGTGTCAATTGTCTTCATAGCTTTATGGATTTTATTTTAAGGGCGGATTTCTCTCCCGGAAAAACTATAAAAAATCAAGATTATTGATATATTTTGGCTCTTCTGGCCAATCTGAAATTCTCCAAAATATAATTAACTATCCAGAAATTTTTTGTCAATTCTGGAAGACGAAAAAACCTACCCTTAATTGAGTAAAAAACGTATAATTGGCGTGGTAAAGACTGGCGCAAACAAAATACACCAGTTTCCAAGCACCGCAAGAACAATAATGCTCAAAATTAAGCTCGTCCAGAAGCCTAAACAGAAGTCACATTTGAGCATTTCTTGCAAAAGGCCTTTAGTATTGTCGATTGCGCGGTCACGATAACCACGCTTTTCGGCAAACTGAATGATAAATGTTACTGCAAGTGCAATAAGCACTATAAGTACTAAATAATATACGGTTGACATAATTCACGAGTTGTCATTTCAAATTCAATACGAAGACCACCAAATGGGTACATAAAGAACTGCTTGTCCTTTGCGGCCAAGTCCTGGCTGCTATAAACAAACTCATTATAGATTTTTTGGATAGTATACCCACGGTAGATATTCTCAAACCGCTCGTATGCTTCTTTAACAACAAGTTTGCCCTGGACCTTGATAATACCAGGAGTGGTGAGCAGTGAAATCACTTCATTCTTTATTTCTTCGGTGTGAAGATAAGTTGCATCTGGATAAATGGTTTCCATATTATACCAGAATATAATTGCGCCTCGGAAAGTGTATTGGGGCAGACCTTGCGTAACTTGCCTGATTTCCTGAGGGTCATAAATATCGAACCAGCAGAAATTTCCAAATTTGTCATTTGGGTTGAGCGAGACGTATTCGCCTTGTCCCGTGTACGCCGCAGGATAGACCCACTTACCAGAATCTGACTGGTGCTCTACGAGTTTATACGCACGGCCAAAAGCCTTATCAAGCCAGGAGAGCCTGGTCACTAGGGCTTTCTGCAAATCCTGTATAACTGCATCAAGCAAAACCGGATTTTGCTTTATAGGTATCGTTACATTTTCAAGTCTCATTTTATTTTAAGTCCATATTTAATTCGTATAAAACTTGATAAATCTTTACGTAAGTGACTGCGTATTAGTCGAGAGAAGTTCTCAGCAGTAAGCCTGAAAATTGACGGGCCATATTTATCAACTAGTTTGTCAGTTTTCTCGTCAGTAGACGTGATATAGAAGCCTTCGCTATTTGCTATAACCTTGAAGCCCTCATAAAATGCACCCGTATCTTTCAAAGTTACGCGAGTATACGGCTGACCTTTGCGTTTTTTATTAGCGATAGTTCTTGGCGCGTATGGCGCATAACTCATAATCTTGGTGCCAAAACCTTCTATGCCTCGTCTGTATAGCTGACTGTTGGCTACCATACCTGTCAGCAGCTCCTGTGTGCCGGAAAAGGCAAAATAGTCCTCAAGGTACTCATCTAAGTAAGTTCTAAACTTACGTAGACGATACGTCATATTACGAAGTGTACCTTGATAGTAGTAAGCCATAACTAAATTGGTTTGTAGCGAAGTCCGTGATTACAGCAAGGCAGACAGACACGATTGATACCAGAAGTAGCAAGGCTGATAGCCCCGAGAGCTTGCTTAAGCTCGTAGGCCAGACCGCTTTCACGCATAGAACTAGAGTCGCCGTCAATCTCGTACAGGATTTCAGTACGTCCAGCGTTAACTGAATGTCTGTTAGTGCGTACATTTGGATTATAGACAAACTCACGAAGAGCGTCAACGGCCATTTGCTTCATGAGCACATCCTGGAATAGCCAGCGCTGGTCAACTATAAAGTCAGTCAGGTCGCAGCCCACAGTAATGTCCAGATTAAGGCCCCAGGTCTTGTCAGCAAAATACTGCATGTCTTCGGCATCCCACAAGGCGAGAGACTTTTGATTTGTGTTAAAGAACGCGTTAGAGTAGTCATCATTGAAATCACCAGAAACCAGACTTACGTCATTACCGTTAACACGAAATGGGTTAATCTCCATGTACTTTGACCAAGCGAGATATGCCTCATAGTCCCTGCGGTTGCAGGTTCTACAAGTCATGCCGGACCAGTCATAAGACCGGTTAATCGCCTGGCTGTTTGGAGGAAGTTCGCTCTGCAGATAGCATACGTACCAGGAACCTGCGACTGTGCCATTCTCGGACTCAATATACGGAAGATAGAGGTTGTCAGTCTTGAACCATTCACAGGTGTTAGGCTGAGTTTTAATAAAGGTTAAAGAGTAGACTGGTCCCCGCTTAGACGAATGCATGATATACACCCTGTAGATACCAGGTGTAGAAAAGTGCAAGCCAATCTTGTTCACTTTGATAGTAACGCCCTTAGCACGTGCCGGAATAATCTCAAAACCGACTAATGCATCAGTATTTGCAATTTTATCGGAAATACGTGTAGTGACGTCAAACAGAATGCGGTCTTCAAGAAGGTTCTTGTACGTACCTTTATTCTGCTTATCATTAAGGTACGTATAGATAGCTTTGTAGATAGTAGAACGCGTCTTATCTTCAAGCCATTCAGAGAACGGTGAGGTTTCAATCCAGTAGTTAGGCCAGCCTTCAGAGACCCCAGGCTTAATACCCACAGGTACAGTGTCAATGGCCTTAAAGTACTTGACTACTGCGGTTTCTTCAGTAGTAGTCGTAACTTTAATAATCTGGTCCTTAAGATACGTGGCCGTATCATCATACTCAGGCTTGGTATAATCGGAAAAGTCAGGTGCAATGCTCGCCATGTTATTAAGAGTGAGCAAAGGGTGTGCCTGCTGATAATATAAACCGCTCTCACTACCAAGCAGATTGGAGGATAGCAAGAGGTCAGGATTAGCATCATCGGTCTGTTTCCAACCAACAAGACCGAGAAGACTATCTTCTATGTATTTTGCTCGTAACATGCTGCGTGTCTTTTAATATAAAAACAGAGGACGCTTAGGACTTTAGTGGTCCACGGCGTCCTCCGGCCTTAAAGCTATGAAACAGAAAGGGTTTTTGCTCTACTACTGGCCAACATTGTTAACCACAAGACCGAGCTTGTCAGTAGTGGCGTCATAGCCAACGTTGAAGGCAATGATAGGACTGGCAAGTTTGCTAGGGCTGCTGTTGTATGCGGTGACGAAGCAAACGTCTATTGCGAAACCATAGTGCTCTTTACGAGTACGAGTCAAGTCAGCGGTAGCTGCACCAGCGATAGTGTTGTAGTCGTCGACAGAGTCGTAGAAGTAAGTGCCGACAGGCATGTTGAGGACAGGCAGCGTTGCGATACCCCACTCATGGCCGTCGCCAGAACGAGTGCCAAGAATACTGTCACGCTCGAAGCGGGTCAATAGACCAACTGAGCCCTGCTGTACTGCGTAGCCCTGAGCAAAAGTTTTCTCAGCGGCGGTAATACCATTGGTAAAGTGGAATACCTTGTCACCCCACTCATTGTGCTTGTTCTCAATGTTGTAGAGGTCCTTCTGGGCGAGCTTACGGACAATGCTCTGGACGCCGGCGTCGCCGACAACGTGGAGCTGACCGAAGAAGTCGTTGGCCTCCATCATAACATTGAGGTCACCAAGCAAGTTCTCGCGCTGTAGCCAGCCAGCAGAGATTGTATTGGAGCCGAAGGTGTAGAACAACGGATTAGCCATAACCTGGGTCTTAGCCGCAGCAAGAGCAGCGAGAGCGGCCTTGTCAAGTGTAGAAGCAAATTTGTAGATGTACTTCATCATCTTGGCCTCGAAGTCACGCTGAATGCTGATTTCGTTGTTCATGTACATTGCTGGAGTTACAGTGAAGCCCCAGGAGTAGGTTGTGAAAGAGAACTGAACCATAGCAGAAGTGTTCTCACTGTCTGCGATAGTTACGCTGCGAGTGTTACCGATGCTGATGTTTGCATCGTAGTTGATAACCGGAGTCTCAAGGGTGTTGCCGATAGAGGTGCGAGCCTTCTCGACAAGCTCCGGAGTGAGAATACCATTCGGGTCCTGGCTCTGGTCCATGAAGAGATTCAGTGCGCCATAGCGACTCGGACGGAGCTCGAACTTATCCAGGCGAGAATTAGACCTGATGTTCTGAATACGTGTGTTAACTAAGCTCATAGTGCTTGCTTTTAAGAAGATTTAACGTGTCTGAGGCATTACCCTTGTGCTTCAGTAGATTACTATTTGAGAGGCAATTCTGCCACTTTTGCTTCATTACGAAGCCTGAGAGATTCTTCACCGAATTCAGCCTTATCGCGAGTGAGGCCCTTGACAGTCAGGAGATAATTCTCAATCATGTTGTCGGCCTCAAGCTGGGTCTTTGCGCCACTCAAGTCGAGAGGCAGATTCGGGTCAGCTGGAGGAGTTGGACCAGTGCCGCCGCCGCCATGGTTAGGAGCAGTGCTGATTGCGTCCTTAATAGACGTTTCCATAACCAGCTCCTGAATGGTATAAGGCGCGAGTCCATTCTTTGGGTTGTTGACCAGGCTACCGTCAGTACCACGGAGAGCCAGGCGCTTGCTGCCGTTACCGTCATCAATGAGTTCAGGCTTGCCCTTTGCAAGAACCTCGTTCTTAGCTGCGTTAAGAATAACGTTCTTGAGCGTATCGCTGATACCATCCTTAAATTTAAGGCCAGCAGTTGCAGCCTTGAATGCGTAATCAACGTGTGCGTCCATAACCTGCTTTTCAAGGTTTGCTTTTGTAGTAGCAAACTCAGTCTCTTTGGCCTGCAGGCTGTTCTTGAGCTGTTCAGCACGAGTCTTCGCATCTTTGAGCTCTTGCTTGATGGCCTCATCCGGACCTTTAGACTTTAGCTCTTCAATCTGGGCATTAGCAGCGTCAAGCTGGGACTGCAGATTTTTAGAAGCCTCAAGTTTAGCTTTATAGTCGCCGAGAACGCGCTTGACGTAGTCATAGCTCTTCTCGCCACTTTTCTTGGCAACGCCAGAAATACCGAGTACGTCAGTATCGTACTGGCCATGAAGTTCACCGATACGAGCACCAATAACGGTGTTCTCGTCATTCTGCGACATAGTAGCAATAGCGTTTAGCTGCTCGTCGCTCAAGCCAGAAAGCCTAGTGTTCTGCTTAAGAATTTCAACTGTTAACATATGCTACTTTTCAAATGGGTTATAAATAACTTCTTCGATGGTATAGCCCAGGCTCTGATAGTGCTCCATAAACAGGCGGTACTCACTAGCATTGAACTTCTGGGTGAACACAGGAGCTTCACGCTCGCCAGTGTCAGGATTGAATCTGCGGCCTTTAGTCAAGCTCAGAACTGCAATATTCTCTTCGCCCTTAAGAGGGACGTAAGCACGAGACTTAGCCTGCTCTGGTTTCGGCTGCTCAGACTTGGCCTGCTCAGATTTCTCGGTTGTGGTAGGCTTCTTGATAAGTTTACCAACAGCGACGAGGTAAACCGTGAGGTCTTCGAGCTCAGCCTGTTCTTCATCGGCGATAACGCCGTCTTTTTTCTTCTGCAGAAGTTCCGCCTTGCGGACCATCAGCTCTTTCTGGTGTGCTACAAGTTCCTCAGGCTTGAGGTTCTCCAGCTCCTTTTCGTTTTTCTTCTGAAACATAGCTTTGAAGTGTTTGTAATATTGTTGAAACCTTCTCTCTCATCGGGCGACCGGCCGCAAAAGACACGATGTCGATATTTTCACGTTCGAAACGCTTGATGTAGGGAGTAAAATTCACTTTCAGTCTAACTTGGTCCTCATCAAGTAGCCCTTTATCAAACAAATCAACAACTTCATTTGTTGTCTTATTCGGATAAGGCTCAAGCTGCCGAAGGACCTTCATACGTTGCAGCTCAATAGGATTATTCCTATACTCAACTTCCATTATTTGCTCAGCAAGTGCGTTCAGCTCGGCATCGGATGCTCCGCTATCTTTAGCCTCTTTATAACGTTTGTAGAGCTCACCAACTGTAAAGATATAGAACTCAGTACCCCAGTTAATGGAGGAATTGACAAAAGCTTCAGCATAACGTAGCTTGCAAATTGTATCGTCAACAAATTTCTGTGCCAACTCGAAATTAGTCTTCAAGGCGTTAAGTACACTAGTCTTGCTCTCAAAGTTAGCAGAAACCTGAGTCTCATTGATTGCCTCTTTTTCACTTACTGTACCACCAGAACCAACAATTGACGTAATAATTTCATCCTTAAGACGACTGGTCTCTTTAACGTTATAATCAAGAGACTCACGGTCAATTGTCGTAATCTGAACAGGATTACGCATATCTGCGATACCTTCAGACTGGTTCGGCACAGGAACCTCAATAAAGGAACCAGGACCAGCGAGATGCCTGGAACCGCATATCGGACAGCGCTCTACAGAACCGTCTGCTAAGAACTTGTAATTACCCTTTGAGTTACGCAGGAAACCACCGTCACAGTAATCGCCTGTTTCGCTATTCTCATAGTTGCAATCTTCCTGGTATGCACTATAAATCGGATATGGCGCATACGTGTCAAGATGTCTCTTAGACAGCGCAAAGAACAAATACCAGTCCAAATTGGCAAGTTCCTTAGTGAGCGGGTTTTTCTTGAGGTCACGCTCTTTTTCGTTTAGAGGCGTAGACCAGAAGAACCTTGCCGGACAATAGGTGAGACCGTGGAACGCCTGTGAAAGCATTTTTACAATCTCGTGCTTCTCATTGACTTCAAAGATGCGAATCGACAAATCGTCAAATACCGCAATCTTCTTAGGTCCCTGCCTGAAAATAAGCCATTCGAAACGATTCCAGTCACCTTCAACCAGTTTGTAGTCGATAACGTCCTCGAGGTCAAGCCAATAAAAATACGGCTCTGGCCTTTCAGTCGTTTGCACAGGTGGCATGTCGACAATCAAAATAGAATTAGGTGATACTTGCATTTTGTGCCAGCCACAAGTCCGCCAAATCTGAGGCTCATGAAGGCGCACCGTCCGATAAGTTGCCCAATCCTCAGCCGCAGCCTGGTCCTTAAACTGGAAAGAAACAGAAGAGTTTCTGCTGTCAAAGACACGCTCCAATTCACGATATACGTCTTCAACAACAGTTGATGACGGTAGCGGGAACTGAAATAGAGTAAGAAAAGTGGCAAACTTATCTTTCGGCAACATGTGTGAAACCCAGTCAAGGAAAATCTGCGCTTGCGGCACATTAAGCCTTGACACGTTGGTTTCTGTATGAAACCTGATACGAGCCTGAAGAGCAAGAGCACGGGTTATACGCTCTCGCTTCATAGGCGCTTTGAGATGTTCTCGTATAGTATCAAGTTCAAGCATTACACTTTGTTTTTAACTTTGAAAGACTATCCAGGGTCGAACTGGAGAAGCTATTTGGCTTCCGGCTTCCGGTTAGCCGTAGTCCTCTGAACCTTCTTTTTGTGTAGGCCAGTTACGCGGTCATACTCATAATCGCTATCTTTAGGAAGCTCCCAGCCGCTGTTAGGCATCCGAAGCAGCCTCTCAGCATGGTCGATGCTGAAAGACTGCTGAATGCCAGCGGGAAGGGCTACGAGAGTAACAGATGTGAGGTGCATATGGCTTACAAAAGAATGTTTGTGATTTAGGCCGAAGCCGCGTTAACCAGGTCGGTCAGCGGATTGAAGTCCGTAGGGGTTACTATCACGAAGTTGTCGCTCCAATTCGGGAGGAAGCTCCAAGAAATAGCGTTTCCATCAGGAGCGTCATAGCCGCCGAGGTTCTTGTCACCTACAAAGAAGGAATGGATAGGAATCGGAGAGTAAGCAGTTGGTTTAGCAGGATTGTCTGCGATACAACCGATACGGCCGTTCTCGTCGATGAGGTACACGCCGATAGTCTCGCACATGTAGCTCTTCAGAACCTTGATAACAGACTGGCTTTCCTGGTAGATATTACCGGAGAAGGTAGTAGGCTCAGAACCGATGATAACAGATACACCACCAAGAGAGTCATTACCGCCGCCCCAAGTACGAGCAGCGCCAGGCTCTGTAGTAGGGCCCTGAATGTAAGGAGAGATAATACACTTAGTGCCGTCAGAGGCAGAAAGGAGAGCTGTCCAGGAAGCTTTCAACGTAGGGTCAGTGATAGTATTCTTGGTACCATCAGCTGCGCGCAAACGCTGGAAAATAACCTTCTGAACCTGCCCCATAGATTCTTTGCAATCTGGAATGTTCAGGTCAGCAAGATGGGCGCCTGCAGGGCACCCGCATTTAAGTCCCATAGTAATTCGAATTTATGAGTTTAACTGAGATGCTTGAGTTACGTTTTGAGTTTCCCTTAACCCCGCAACCTTCACAGTAAATATAGTAGTAAAATTTGGACTAGGTACTATTTCTAGCAAATCTAACATACTTTTTAATTACCCCTCTTAATACCCTTATGCAAACTCTTACTAGTTCGCATTTCGATAATGCCTGTCAGCATATCAGGCGCATCATCATGCTTTGTAGTCTTATTATTCTTTTTGCGGTACGTCTTTATGGCCGCTGCAAATTTAGGCCACCTCTTTTCCCAGCCTTCAGGAAAGTAGATGTCTGAACATACAAGAGCTGAATTAGAGAATATGCGGACTTGCTTGTTCTTTGTCTGCGTGAACGTTTCAATAACAGAAAACATATTGTGCTGTACTTCACGCAATATACGTTTAACGTTTCGTGCAAACTGACGACCGCCATTGTTGCCCTCAATTCTTGCTCGTTTAGTTCTATTAACTGTAAGCATTCTAGCTAGCTTAGGCTCAGTTACTTCCATCGGCTCATCAGAGTAAAGGATGTCGGTTATGTACGCGCCCATCGGTGTATTTACGAAACAGCCAGAAGCCAAGAAGTCAGCACCGGTGTCAGCTGTATCTGTGTAATTCCATCGTTGAGTAGAAGACAAGAAAGCCTGAGGCGGGTCCGCAGGATTATATGTTTTGAACTCCTCATACATTAGGCCCTCTTTAGGCGTCGGGTCCTGCTGGTACTGAGTGTCATAAGTTAGCGGGTCCACCTCCTGTAGATGATGCAGCTCTTCAACAGTGTGTTTTACAGGCCACAATGCTATCTCCTCTGTCTCCTCAACTATCACGTCCTCACCGCTCTCGTCTTGAACATGCTTGGTGACGGTCTCGGTACGTAAAGCGGGCAAGCTAAGCACGGTCCAGTTGTCTGGCTCTGTGTCCAATAGATAGCCGCATAAGTCGCGCTCATGCAGGCGCTGCATTATTATAATAATAGGTGTCTCCCTGGAGTTAGTACGTGAACGGATAGTATTCTCAAACCGGGAATTGATACGCTCTCGAACAATATCAGATGTTGCGTCCTCCGGTTTTAATGGGTCATCTATAACAATAGCGCCAGGGAAGACATTAGACGCAGCGCCAATTAAAGCCAACTTAGTCTGAGTCGTCTCGTCAAAAGAAAAGGCTTGCGATATGCGCTCAGCCATCGCAGCGTCAGCCGCGGCAGACATCTCTTGCATGGCGCCGGCACCGAAACCAGTAACCTGGCCCTGCGTTGATACCGCATAAAATGAACCTTTGGCTTTAGTTTCCCAAGACCTGGTACTGCCTTTGTTCTCATTAAGAAGCGCTGACTGCGGAAACAGCTCTTTATAGAGCGGTAACGTCATTATCTCTCTGATAGTAGACGAGTTGTCATTAACCAGCAAGTCTGAATACGACAGGTGCATAAACTGGCACTTAGGGTTAAGGGCAAAGCACCAGGATATGAACATCTTAATAGCGATAAGGGTCTTGCCATATCGTGGAGGCATGTTAATGATAAGATGCTTGACGTCTCCATCAACAACTGACTGTAGGGCGGTGAATAACTTTTTATGCAGGTCTGCCACAATAAGAGACGAGCCATATTGTGCCTTAAACATAGCTCGTGAGTAGCTCTCAAGTGAGCCTTTTAGCTCTAACGCAAAAAGGTCTCTTGCGGAGACCTGTCCCTTGACTTGTGCAATAGCCGCCTGCTGTATATCCTCTAATGACTGTGCCATAGTAGACTGAACTTATTTTAACAATGTCTCACGAATAATAACATAAGCCTCTCGGGATATTGGCTGGTCAGGAATAAGGCCCGGCACGGCAGACGGTACTCCCGTGATTGGCGTTGCGTCAAGGCTCATAGGGCCTTTGCCGAACAGCCTGTCCCAAATGCGCTCGATTGTGCACGTCTCGCCAATTCTTGCGTCAAGTTGAATACGTTTAATGATGGCTTTTATAGCGAGCGGCATTTTGTCATTAGTCATTAAGGCCGCTAGCTGTGTTTCATTGCAAGTGAGAAGGCAGGCCAGCAAATTGGCCGTATCTGTCTTGCTGAGGCGGACTGACAGGTTAATACCAAGGTTGTTGAGCAGTTTAGCCATCTCAGGTCTATTAGTGCCCTGGAGAGTTTGAAGTGTTAGCAGCTGAGAGGCTGACATCTCTTGGCCGGTCTTAGTTACTACCTGTACCTCTTTAAGGTCAAGCGGGTCCGCCGGTGTTTGTTCGTCTATTGCAGACTCAATAGCTTTACGCTCGGCTTCTGCCTTTGCCGCAGTAAGAGATTCATCAGTGTCGGTTGGAGCGAGGTCCTCTACGCGCATCCCGTGCTTTGCCGCCAACTCCTCCCGCTCTTTTTGCTTTTGCTGCTCCTCGAGACCCGCATTACGAGCTTTGAGCTGAATGCGCGCTAACTCTTTAGCTGAAAGCTGTTCATGGATAGCCTCGGCCTGTGCCTCGCGTTTCTCCGGGGCAACATTGGGCAGAATGTCGCCAAGTCTAGATGATATGTTGTCTTTAGTCATAGTATACCAGTGTTAACTATCTATCCCAATATTTTGGTTTGTTACAAATTAAACGTTAAGCTAGCCATCCCGTCATCGAACGTACGTTGTTGCGTAAACCCGTGTCGTTTATACCATTCAGCCATCCACTGTTTTGGGTCTACATACAGGCATAATATTTTTGCGCCCATTTCTCGTGCGTGTTCCTTGGCTATGTTTAATAAATCATTTCCAAGCCCGCGACCTCTGGCCGGTTCCCGCACAATAAGCTCAGACAAATATGCTACAGTCGGATTTTCGTCCTCAATGGATAACTGGCATAATGCCTGTCCGTTTGCGATTACTATTGTGTCTTTTCGGCCCCAAGACCAAGTGTTCTGATGGATATACTTTGTCATGTTAAACTATCTATTAAAGCAAGTCCTCCGGGCTCACCGGCGGACGGCTGTTAGGGTCCGCGTAAAAGTAATAGCCCTGCTGTAGCCTTCCCGGGTTCATTAGTCCTCGGCGGACATTGCGATAGTCTATCTGCAACTCGTGGGCTGTGTCGGCTATTGTGGCGAACACGCCGACGGCCTCACCATTATAGTCATACGCGTATACGCGCACAGATTGTCCGGCGCCAAGCCTTGCCGTTGTGACACGTCTCAGATTAAGCTCCTCCGGTGTCAGATAGTGGTTAGTCGTAACAATTGAGCCTTTGATAACCGCTGTATTACCCCAGCAACAGGCATGCACAGAATGAGCGCCTACACCGAGGTCCTTGGCGCACACGCCTTCTAAAGGATATAGCTCGACGAGTCTGTCGGCGTCAAGATTATAGTAGCACCATGCGCCTTTGTGAAGGCGGCGAACTCCTTCTGTGCAGGTTGGCTCAGCAGCGAACTCTTCTTCCGTGTGTGGCGTCAAATGTACCTCGATTTGAGGCTTGGCCCAATTTTGAGTTATGGGTATACCGCAGAACGGTTCTTGTGCCAATACCTGGTACAAATCTTCGATAATGTTCTTACTGTAGTAGAAACGGTGTATAATTGTGTCGCCGTATATTAGCCAGTACTCTCGAGGAGCATTTAGCGGAGCTGGTTCCAGAGGTGGTACCTCGTCAAAAAGAGTCACGAGACCTTTTACCTTAACAAGTAGGGATTGTTCCATAGCAATAAACTTTCTTTAATATATACGCGTGCGCAAGCGCACGAGCGTGTAGCGTGCATAAGTATGCGTACAAATATAGGCAATCTTGTGAGAAAATTGGCATTTTTTAGCGAATTTAACAGAAAATGGGGTCTTAAACAATATAACTGACTGATTTCCAGCCAGTTAGGCCTTTTTCTAAACAATCTTAAACAATCATAAACAATGATTGTTTGTCCTAACTGACTGATTTTCAATAAGTTAGACCTTCTTAAACAAAACAAACACAATTTCCTATATATAGATATATGGAAATATCAATTTTTATATAAAATTATTTAGTGCCATATATCTAAAAACAATTCTATATAATTATTTTATATATTTTATTGTTTTATTGTTTAAGAGGACCTAATTTCTTGATTTTCAATTAGTTACGGAAAACAATACTTTGTTTAAGATTGTTTAAGACCGTTTTTCTAAATAGCTGATTTTCAACCAGTTACATATTTTTTATTGTTTAAGCGCGGTCCATTTTCCATTATTATTCGAGGGCCCTCCGTGTCAGCTACGAACTACGTTATAATAGATTTGAGGACCAGGCGGATATTTAGTGCCCTTTACGCAGTAGTTCCAATGTTTTAGTGCCTATCTCGAATGGCTGTAAATTTTATTATGTATACGCAATATTTAGTGCCTATCTCGAATTACTGTAAATTTTATTATGTATACGTATTATTTAATGCCTATCTCGAATGATTGCAAATTTTATTATGTATACGTGTCCTGATT